TTGTTAAAGCATTGGAACTCTTTATAGTCAAGAATCCTAGAATGTGCGTAGAGCTTTAGATGATCTACAGAATAGTTCTTAGCTGTTGCTTCTGGAATGCTTACTGTTAAGAGCAGAGCCGTAAGAGCATAGAGCTTGGCCGATAGCTGTATTCGCCTTAGCGAGCTATCCGCCACAGCGGCTCGCTTTAAGCGATAACAGCGTACCGAAGCTGTCAAGTTTAACAGCTTAGCGAGCGTACTCTTGGGCGTTGCGCACAGCCTGTGCATAACTTCTGTGGATAACTTCATGGCTTACCGCCCCAGCCTTTACCCTTAAACACAATTCCACCAAGCGAGTAAATGCGCTTCATTGGGACAGTACAGTTCGGACAGTAAGGATCTCTGGCCAGTGTGTCCTCGATTGGCCGCTGTACTTCTAGCTCTTTACTACACACTTCGCACCTGTATTCATAGGTCGCCATTAGCTTCTCCAATTAGTGCCACCGTCATAGTCGAGCAGACGCAGCACTGGATCGTCTTTACATTCTCTGGAAGATTATCTGTAATTACACGAATGAGCTGATCGGTGTCCTTCTTGCACATTCGGCACTTATAGCGCAGCTTGTCCATAGTTGCTCCCCTTTAGATTCTCGATCGGCTGTAAGTTCTTCTGGTCGACCCACCAAGTAGGCTGCTTAGAGTTCTTATACTTAGGCCGCTTAGCCATGGCTACAGGTATCCAGCCCGCTAGTCTGTAATTCGGGCTAGTGCCTACGACTAGGACGGCCACGTCTGTAGCTCTATCGCCTTCGCCTATGATGCACTGACCAGTCTCGTAACGTGTCCACTTTACTTCGATGAAGCTTCCGACATCTGCCGTCTTCTTAAACTGTGACGACCTTGGATCGAAGTCTGTGTAACCAAGGTAGCGAGCGACCAAGATCTCGGCGACTATTGACTCGGCCACTTGCGCGACGTAATCATGAAAGCCGAGCTGTCTGTCGTATCGACTAGAAGCGTCTGGCTGGCCGTTGACCTGTGCGATTCGTTCTAGAGCTACAGTGTGAGCTAAGACCTTATCCTCGATCGTAGGCTTTACCTTCATCTACAGTCACCACAGAGCCAAGTTAACTTCTCTCCGCCTTGGCCCTTGGTATAACCGAAAGCGTCCAGCTTCTTTAGCTTCGAGCAGCTGTCGCACTGTTCGATCTTATACTCTGCTATAACTTCGCCATTCTGTAGAAGCTTGGCTGTCATTGATTGCGGATAAATGATCTCGATTAAGTCGCTCATCTTTAGACCTGTGGCTTCCACTTGCCATCGCTGGCTAGGACATACCAGAGCGGAGAACACTGTGTCGCCTTGGTCTTCTCGACGCAGAACCAGCCGCCCCAAGCCTTACCAGTTTTAGCTTCTCCAGTCTTAAAGATTCGATGTCCATGGCTGCACTGTGGAGCTTCTGCCACTAGCTCTCCGCCAAGTTGCTTAGCGATCTCGTCCATCGATGATCCAAGGCTGGGAATCCCGCTCTGTTCTGCTTCTTCTGCCGTCTTATAGCTTGGCACTTCGCCGAACTTCTGTGTCCAAGGGTCGTAATCGTCGGCCGTTGAGTTAGCCACTTTCGCGCTAATAGTTTCGACCTTCTCCATGTCCTGACGAGTCGGCCGCTTATCTGCGCCCAGTAGTAATCCGATAGCTCTACCGATCGCCGATGTAACAGTATCCTCGACGAAGAACTTCTTCATGTTGACGTTATAAGTCGCTACGTTACCGAATGCGTAATCGGTGGCCGATGGGTGTAGATCCTCGTACTCGCGAAAAATCTGGGCTTGAATAAGGACGTAACCCTTCTCGGCGTTAAAGTCCACGATGTTCGTCTGGACTCTAGCTGTAGGGTGTGTTAACCATAGGCGGGCAATTCTGGCCGATACGTCTTCGTAATTGTCTAAGAAGCTCATTAGCGCACGTCCTTAGCTGCGTGACGTGATACAGCTCGCCCGCGCTTAAAGCCTTCTCGCTGGCCTTCTTTATAACCGACTGAGTAGCTCATAGCTGCCCATAAGATCCCAGCTATTAGCATGGCGATAACGATAGATAATTCGTTCATTACTTGCTCCCGATACTGGGAGCGACGTTCGCGCTCCCTATGTAAAGAGTGAAGCAAGAACGCGTCTAGGTCAAGATTCCCGCTTATCTGTCGGCGTGTCGATTGGTGTTTTCGGCTTGGACTTTAATCCATTACCCGCAAGAACTCCGCCTAGTGATCCAGTTAAGAAGATCGAAAGAGTCTTTAGAAGATCGATAAAGGCCGCATCGTTAGGAGCTTGTCCACCGATCGGCTGAGTCACGAAGATAAGCGCGTAGGTAATTCCAAGGGTAACGATCAAGAAGACAGCGGCTAAAGTCGAGCCGATTATGAGAATGAGCTGCGCGTGGACTTCTTCTGGACTACGGCGTCGGACTGGGCTGTGGAGCTTCTTCTCCAAGGACGTCGCTAGTACACGTTCCAGTAGGGACGCACTGTGGTTCTTGGCATTCTGGCTTCGACCAGTTGTCGTATTCTTGGCATTCATAGCGAATCCAGCCCTGATAACCACAGGCAGAAAGCCCGACCGAAAGGACTAAGGCCAGACTTCCCGCCAGTAGTTTCCGAGTCACTTCCCCTGTAACCCGAAAGCTGCATCTTTAGGATTTAGCCAGCGCAGAACTACAGGAAGAACAGCGGCTAAGCCAGCCATTCCGATCGCTTTAGGATCTTGGACGCCAGCCATGTAAACAGCTAGCGAAGCAGCTGCGAAGCTACGCGCCCAGCTTGCGAGTAACGGCTTTAAGTTTGCCATTAGTTTTCTCCTTCTTCGGCTTCGTTGCCGATTGAGTAGGTACTTCGACGATCGGATAATCGCCAGCATAAGCCACGAACTTAGGACGTCCGAAGCCTACGATCTCTTTACCGCTCCCGAATGCCCGCTCTTTAATCATTACCATTCCGCCGTTACGTTGATCGCCTGTTCCCGATGTATTACCTTCGATCGTGATAACAGTCTTCGCCTTAACTCCTACGACTATTCCGATGTGGCTAATACGGTCGACGCCATCATGCGGAAAGTCCATAAATGCAAGATCGCCGATCTTAGGTTCTGCATCTACCCATCGACTTACTTCTTTAAGCTTATGCGCTCCCGCAGCTGTCGAGACCATCGATGGCAGCTTTACGCCCGCTTCATGGAAGCACCAATTAACAAAAGATCCACACCAAGGTAAGCCGTCGGCCTTAATAAACTTTCCGTACTTCGTAAGATTGTCGCCTTCTTCCATAGTACCAACTTCGGCCAGTGATACTTCTACGACTGCCGCAGCTGTTCCGACTGGATACTTCATGACTCTAAGCTCTTTAAGTATTTTTGATAGTCTGCGTTACCCGAGACCATCGGAACAAATGCGATCTCGCCATTTTCGTCGGTTCTAATAATTGTTCCGAACTCTGTTTCTTGGTATGTGTATTCCATTTTTATAACTCCGCACTCGCTGAATAGTGACACTGTAGAACGTTATAGGTCGGCGTTACGGTACTGCCAGACGAGTTCTGGATAGCAAATCCATTTTCACCGATCCAAATAGCACTGGCTGAACCAGCGGCTAGATCCGTTCCGTCACCGTTTGATAATTTTCCAGAACCACCCGCATAGCCCCACGTCGAGACTGTTGGTGAGATTCGCATAGTTACACCTAAATAAACATAACCGACTACGCCGCCCGTAGTAACAGTCGAAGAACTCTGGAATCCTTTTGCTCCAGCTGTTGCACTTGCTGTCCCGGGAGTAACAGACTGATTATAAGATTTTGCATAGTAACGCTGGCATAGTGCAAGTTCTCCAGCGATTGATCCAGAAGCTGTCTGGAATGGTGTAGCTGTAGATCCCGCTTCGATCTGCATTCCCCATAGATCGATCGTCTCTGTGACTCCAGTAGGAAAACCCAGTCGAACAATTAGATAAGAGCCTGTCCCGATTGTTTTTCCGCTAATACTTGGAATCGAAAGAGTCGCGCTAAATCTCGTCCATGATGTAGTTACTGAATGAGATCCGCCAGATGTTCCTACTTGACCCGATCCACCGCTACCGAACTCCTGTGTAACGTCTAGCGTGACCGTTCTAGAAGCGTCGGCCTTAGCCCAGAATGAGACTGTTACAGTCTGTCCAGCGAATGTCTGTACGTTTTCGATTCGTTGATCTAGAACTGCGTAAGTGTTAGAAGTTCCAGCTGTAGTCACGTTATAACGCCAGAAGTAAACTCCTTCGTAGCCTGAGACTGGAGCTGTTCCCGCTGTAAATGTCTGACGTGAACAGGTTGCTGTGTAGCCTGATCCGTTACGCTGAAAGATAAAGCGATCGGCTGTAAATGTGCCAGCATCTGCAACAGGACTAAAAGATGTTCCGCGCTGCCAGATGTTAAAATCTCCGTTAATAATTTTATTCTTACCCGCTGCGAATTGTCCGCCGCCGAAGTTAGCTTGATCTAAAGAGACGGTAACAGTTCCAGAAGTTCCGCCGCCAGTTATTCCAGTGCCAGCCGTTACTCCAGTGATGTCTCCAGTCGTAGGAGCTACCCATGTGAAATCCATGTTCGTATTAGAGTTCTTAGACAGAATCTGTCCAGTAGTGCCGCCCAGAAGATCGCCCATCGACGTATCGATGGCGTTACCTAGAGTACGGATCGCAGCTGCGCCGTCTTTAACTAAATCTGTGTCGTCGGGTTCTTCCCAGCCGAACAGTGGACTCGTGGCCATTTATTGCTCCTTTATGCGACTACTGTCGCGTCATTCCAGATAAGTGTAGAAGATAAAGTATTCCAGCTCTCGGCGACACTCACGTTCTCCCACTTCATCGATTGCAAGCTGAAAGCTGTAGGACTGAGATTTAGAGTTATGTCGAGACGGTTATAGCCAGCCGTAAAAGTCCAGCCTTCTACGAATCCTTGGAAGCGGCCTAAAAGAATGTTCGGCGGAAGATCCGTAATGTCTAGCGGTAATCCCATGAACACGTTGAGAAGTGCGTCGCGATCTGAGTCGTCGATGTTGCCGTTTCCAAGCGTGAAAGTAATGGCTTGGAATTGAGCTTGCGGATAAGCTCGAAGTCCTAAATAGAAGTCGGCTTGGAACTCCGCGTCTACGGCATTCTCTAAAGTCGTCGAGATTACATGAGCCTGTTGGCCGTAAATGCCGATCGATCCTGTATCGCTGGCCGATTCTTCTTGGCTGTTCTTATACTGAATCGTTACCTTATTGCGAACGTCTGCGATTCTCTTAATGGTCGAGATTCCCGCAGCGAACGCGGTCGTCGCTGAGATCTCTGTGTAACCGTTAGCGGCTAGGTACTGCGCGCGATGCGTACTGTCTGCGTAACCGATTCGACCCGAAGCGTCTTCGTAAATGTAACCCAGTCCAGAATTAGCTAACGCACTTACTAAAGAATAAATGTCCGTCGTAGCTGCGCTTCTGGCTGTTAGCTCGTAATCACCTGGGCGATCGATCTCGCCTAAACCTACGTTCTCCGCTGTTGCCCATGTCTGCGTCGGATCATAAGCCGCCCACGTTACAGCTGGCGCGACTTCGTTCCAGTTATTAAGTAAGAGATCTTCTAGGATCGTGTAAATCTGATCGCCGTCGAAGTCTTTAGCTAAGACGCCTTCTGTAAGGCTTACTGGAAGCTTAGATAAAGCTCCAAGAGCTGTAACTCTTATAACTTGGTTCGTCTGCGTGTAACTACTATTTAGAACCTGTACCTGAATGTCTGTAACGTCTCCGCCGAACAGGTTAACGAATGTTCCTGTCGAATCTTTAATCTTAATTAGGACGTTATCGTTAACGTCGATCTCGATAGGAGATTCGTCCAGATTGAGAATCTCGACATAACAGTAACCAGCTCTAGGCTGCGAATAGATGTCTGTGCGGCCAGAAGTGATCGAGACAGTCGACAGCGTTAGATTCGTGTAATCTCCGCCGCCGTTGACTGAGATCTGCCATTCGGGAGTCCAGACGCTCATTAGACATTTACCAAGGAGTTAAAGCCACCGCCGCCGCGAGCTGAAGAACGATTAAGAACGTCTACTAAGGCTCTGGCTGCCGCTTCTGGATCTCCCACGACTCCGAAGTTAACTGTAATTCTCTCGGCCGTTGACTGTCCGCCTGTAGCTTCTAAGCGAGCAGCTGCGGCGTCTTCTCTGGCTTTTCTTAATCTTTCGGTCTCGGCCTTTAATTCTTCACGACGTAAAATCGCAGCTTGCATAGCTGGAGAATAAGCTCCTAGCGGCGCGCCTGTAAATGTAGGCGAATCCGCAGACGGAGCGAAGACCGATGTAGGCGTCCCAGTCTGGAAGCCAGTGTCTTCGGGAACGACTACGACTTCTTCGTCGAATGGTACGGAAGCTTTAAGTCCCTTAGCTCCGCCGTCGAAGAAGTTAGTAACAGGATTATTCTTAATGAAGTCGATAATCTTCTTTACAGCGTTATAAGTATTCGTCAAGAATCCGACCAGCTTGGAGAATGTCGTAACCAAGCCAGCGGCGATCGTTCCAATTCCTTCGAGTGCGATCTTAAAAGCTCCACCAAGAATCGGAGCTAAATACTTATCGATGAAAGTCCAGACCTGTTTTAAGAATCCGTAGAATGGCTCTAATTCGTCGGAGTTATCCGAGATCGCTTTTTTAATCTTGTCGAATGCGGATCTGAGTCCTTCTAGGATTGGGCCGACTACTTTACCGATCGCTGGGATTACTTCGTTATACAGGAACTTCCACCAAGTCGTAAGGATTGGAAGTAAATCGTCGCGGATCACCTTAAAGATCTGACCGAATGCTGGCCCAAGGGTCTCGCCTAGATTCTTAGCGAAATCCTGAATAGCTGGGATTCCCTTATCGACGAACGAACTAACGAGCGGAGTAAGAGCGTCTAGGACGTAAGAACCTACGGTCTCTTTTGCTTCATCGAATGCAACAGTGAGACGAGCCATCTTTCCTTGGAATGTCTCGGCTTGCTTCGAAGCTTGGCCCTCGAAAGTCTTAGAGAGCGCAGCTGCCGCAGCGTCGAAGTTCTTGGACTTAATGATGGAGTCATCGATGCCGACGCCCAGCTTCTTTAGTGCGCCTAGATTGCCGTCGTAGGCTTTACCTAGAGCTTCGGAGACAGTCTTTAGATCTTTACCTGTTCCCGCTGCGATGTCTAAAGCTAGGCTCTGGAGTTCTTGCGCCTTGGTCGCGTCCTTAGTCGAGCGAATTAACCGATCGAGCGATGGACGAAGCTGGTCGTCCGTAATTCCGTTAGCTAGTGCCGTCTGAGTTATGTATTCCTCGACAGCTTTAATCTGGCTTTCTGTTGCGCCAGTGACGTTCTGTAAAGTCGTAGCGAGTTTAGCCTGAGCTGCTTCGTCTTCGATTGCAGACTTAACGCCATCGACGAGCAGAACGCCAGCATAAGCAGCCGCAGCCGCTCCAGCTACAGCGAACGCAGCTCCCGCCTTCTTAGCGAAGCCGCCCATCTTAGATCCGAAGCCTTCGACTTCATTTTGCGCGCCTTTAACGCCCTTTTTTAGTTCGTCGAAGTCGGCGTCGAAGGTTATCTTTATCTTTGGAATGCCCGCCATTAGTTGAGTCTCAATTCTTTAGCGATCTGCTGAACCATAAGCGAATACTCGCGAGCGACGACTGGGACATAGAAGTCGACCGCTGGAGCGATCCAGTAGCCGCGCTTATTGTAGGGAGTCTTAAATCTGTTCGTAAATGTTCGGCCGATTGAGTCGACGCCGCCATGAGATCCGTACTCTGTTCCCCATAACAGCGCGCCCGCTGGCGCAGCTTGTCGGCGAACCTTTGCCCCTTTACCGCTCTTAGAAGCTTCTCCGCCATAAGGACGACCGACCTTCTTAGGGCCACCGATGTCGACGCGAATAAGACGATCGCGTGGAGACTTGATCGTCTGGACT